CTCCTCGGTGATATCGAGGCCAACATCTTCCTTGTGATCAGTCACCCTCCACCTCCTTTACGTGTGCTCGAGCCGCATCATTGCACGGCATGAGACGGCTGCCGGAGCATTGCATCGAATGACGAACCCCTCGGCCACTGCGCAGTCTGGAGTCTGGCCGAGAGAAAAGTCGTAGCTGAAGAGTCCCTTGTTTGGGTCGAGTGCGAACGGGAACAGAACTGTGACCACTGTTGGCTCTGTTGTCCAGCTCTTCCCACCTGTGAAGTCTGCGGCGATAACACGTCCGTACAGTTGTGGCTCAAGCGTCGCTGTTGAAGCGGTACCCGGTGAGTTAGTTGCGAATGTGCAATAGCAGACCTCTACAAGGACGGGCTCAGCAGACGCTGTGACACCGTCGAAGTCAATCTCGAATGCTTGAAGGTCAAGGCCAACGCTTGCCCCTGCCTTAGCACCGAGGACCGTCTTCGCGACGCCAGCGGAGAGTGAGACTTCGCCCTCAGTGTTGATTGCGTAACCACTCTTGGCCATGTCCCTCCCTCCTACGCTGCCCTAAAGAGCCCGGCTACATTGATCTGTGCCGTAAGGTCAGTTCCGTCTGTAGTGACAACGAAGTCGTGGTACGTCCAGGGAACGATGTTCGAGTCAGTTCCTGCAGTAGTGTCATCATCGTAGCAGACAAGAAGCTTGCCAAGCGTGTTGTTCGTGCCGCCGCCTGCGCTTGTCCAGATCTGGTCAGGGACGTCAAGGTCTCGACGGTTGTTTGTGTCATCAGGAGCAGGTAGGGCAGCAAGCTCTACATCCGTAAGAGTCTTCCTGACATAGTTCGTAAAGTCAGCTTGGTCGTTTGCCGCTGCTAGGAGTGCTGACAGGTCATCGTAGTTGTTGAGTACATCATCCGCCTCAAGGCCTGTCGACTTGAGCAGGACGACGATGAAGGCGGAGTTCGCGTGGTGGTTTGACTTGATGATACTATACCATTCAACACCGCGACCTTTGGCGATGTTGAAGACGCCGTCAGCCACTCTTCACCTCCCTCCTACCCGAGTTCGTCTCTTCGGCCAGGCCTACCCTAACGACCTTCTCGTGGGTCCCGTCTGCGTACTCGATGACGTAGGTGTTCGGACCGTCCTTCGGGTCGTCTGACTTACGTATGATGCCGTCCTTCTCCTCCATCTGCATCACTCCTTTGGCCCACCCGTGAGGCTACCCTGACGAGAACCGTCAGCGTTCTGACTTCTCTGAACCTCTCCGTTTGGACTCGGGGCGGGCTCTTCCGCTTCCTCTGCCTTCTGCATCGCAATGTCGCGCTTGGTTCGCTGGTCGACATCACGTTCTGTGACATCATCGCCGCCAAGCGGGAGATCCATCTGGTCACGGGTCCACTGTTCGAGGTCCGGAGTAGGTGTGAGGATCCCAGGCTCGACAAGGTTCCTCATTGCGACGCTGAAGGCTCTCCAGTCAGCTGTCTCACCGACACGACGAACCCGAAGCTCAGGGAAGTTGGTAACCTTCGATCCGTAGTTGTACCGGATGAGGTCCGGGATCGCGTCCTGGTTGATGTTCATCCGCACGATGTCTGAGACATAGCGCAGGGCCTTCATGAAGATTTCCATCTGCGAACTACCCAGCGCCCGAGACCCTGAAGTGGTACTCCCGAGGTTCATGAACTGCCCGAGGACGTTACGGGCAATCATGAGGTCGTGGTGCTCCGCTGACTTCAGGACGTCCACGACGCCTGTGTTCATTGCAATGAACTCAACGTCCCAACCCGGAGGTAGCGTAACGTACGCCTTCTCGTTCGTTCTCAGGTTCCGTCCGAGTTCATTGGCGAATGTCTTGTCCTCGTTCGTGAAGCCTGGAGGCAACTTGATCTTCGGGATACCGATGCCATGGCGTTCTTTCTGAATCGCATCGACCTTGTACAGGTTCTCCTTGTAGTACCAGTGCTTGTACGCACTCCGAAGGATCGAGGTACCCTGTGGGTCCCCTCCTTCACGGTCGAGGGTGAAAATCAGTAGTTTCTGAACTGGGATGTCGACCTGTGAAGAGAAGTTCGTTTTGCCATCGACGCGGTTGAAGACGATGTGGTTCACAGTACCATTGCCATTGAACTCGAAGCGATCGACGTGCACTGGATGCCTCGGAGCGAAAGCCTCCCACCGGACGACTTCCTTCTCACGCGGACGCTGCTTCTGTGCATTCTTCCACGTGTCCATCGTGAAGACCTTCTCGAACGCGTAGTACCCGTAGTCAAGCATGAGAAGGCTTTCCCAAAGGAATTCGATGAAGGGCTGCCGCATATGGTTCAAAGCCCACCAAGCGAAGTCCGCGATCTCGGTGTCCAGATCAGATGAAGACGCAGGCTGCATGTACCACTGCGCACTGATGATTGGTGTCTTCACCAGGCGTAGTGTAGCACGGATCTGCGCATCAGACCTGCGCATTTGGTCATAGGTCTTGATGCCGCGGATGCCTCGAAGCTCTGGGTTGTACTCGATGATACCAAAGCTACCGTATGAGGTCATGCCGGTAGCCCCGAGCTCCCTCAGAGTGGGCTTCTCCTCCACAAGCTCAACAGGGTCCCTAGCATCCTCCTCGGTCATGATGGCAGGAGCCTCGGTACCCATGAGTCTGTCAAACCAACCCATACATCACCACCTCGGGATATCGTCTAGGCGGAATGAAGAATCGTCAGCCCTCGAGAAGACACTCTCACCACGACTGAAAATGCCTACTGGATCAGGCTCACGGTCCATCGGGTCAGTCGGGTCCGTGTTGAAGTTGCTCGTCTCCATTACATCTGCGAGGTGGTAGCGAGCGCCAAGTTCGAACAGGTGCATGATGCCATAGCGAATCGCATCCATGCAATGGTCGTTCTTCTTCTTGGGCTCTTCCTTCTTATTCTCGTCAGCTGTCCTGGAGAGCTGCTTGGTCCGATAGTTCTGAAACTCGAAGATGGTGTTCTCGCAGGCTCGGTTCACATAGAGGTGCGTCTTCTGTTCGCCAAGATCGTTCAGCTGTACTGCGAGGAAGTCCTTCACCTTCTTGATCCCAGTCAGCCAATCCTTCTTAGCTTCAGGGTCACTGTAGGTAGGAGCAACCAGTCGACTCATCGTTGCAGTGGCCTTCGGATCAGCCGAGTCACCGAACCCGCAGACGATCGAGTACCCTTCAGGTTGCGGGCGTGCGTTCATGATCTCTGCATGGTCACTGTCGATCTTCCCCGAGTCGTAGTACTCCCTCCAGATGTAGACTTCGTCCGAAGGTGAAATCTGTGCGTCTAGAGCCACGAACGGATTTTCGAACCCGTAGTCGAAGAACAGGTAGTTCGGCCAGTCAGGGTTGTACTGGTACTTGTCGACGATGTGGACCTCATCAGCCCACTCGGTGTAAATCTGCCCAACGAATGACCTGAAACTAGCTCCGATCTCCTGCCAGAAGAAAGGATCGTCCGGTGTTCGTAGCTGTCTTTGGATCTCCGGGTCATCGAAACCCTCCGGGTACACGTACGGATTCTCCCAAGCTGGGAAGTTCCAAGACTCCCAGTCCGGATAAGCAGGATCCTGTCCCCACTTGTAGATGTCGTAGTACCAGTTGAAGCCCTCGGGCGTGCTTGGGAAGATCGCCCAGCCATGCTGGTCCGCCAGGGCAGGCGTAATGTACTTGTCCCAGACAGTAGGCGACTGTTTTGCTGCCTCGGAAACAATAACACCCGCCAACCCCTCACCGACCAGGGTATCCGGGTGCTGCGCACTCTTGACATCTACCCGAGTACCCCATGGCATCTCGATGTACATGTCACCAGTGCGAACGTTGTACGCCTTCCTCTTGATGTTGTGCCCCATCTTGAGGTTGATGACTATGTCCTCCCAAAGGTACCGGAACTCCTTCTCTCCTAGTTCATAGGTCGGCCCGACGATCCAGTACCGATTTCCCCGTTTGGACAAATCGAGCATGTCTGGGAGCAACTCGGCTGCAGCCATGCGACTTTTGCCAAACCGTCGTCCGCACACAGGTACCTTGAACCTTGCCCGACTAGCGTGAAACAGCGCCTGCTTCACGTGGGGCAGGTATCTGATCTTCTCCCACAGGGCTTGGGGATCAATCACGGGGCCGCTCCCTTCGACTTATAAGTCGAAGGCGCTTCAAGGCTTCGTAGTGCCTCTGCTTACGGTCCTCAGCACGTGCGCGCTTCTTAGCCCGCTCGACCGCGCTGTCTCTATCCTTGTTACTCATGAGCCCACTGGTGTCCTGTCATTGTCCCACAAGAACTGTCCAATGCCGTCGATACGGAGTGGGAAGTGGGTCTTGCAACCTGCGCAGTACGTTCCGCCGTAGAACTTAGGGTTCCGGGCGTACGTTTCGGCAATGGCTAGCCCCATTGTCGTAGCAGTACCGCACTTGACGTGGATGTAGGTCTTCCGAACAGGCCGAACGAAGCCCTTGGCTCGCTCCTCCTCAGACAGAACGAGGTAGCACTTCTGCATCCCGCTCTCCTCGATGACAACGAGGCACGGATCGTTGGGATCAGTGGTAAGCCCCACCTACACTCCCTTCATTGTGCACGCTCAGCCCTTGCAGCTTGGTAGGCTGACCAGTGACCTACGACGTTAGCGTACAGGCTCATGAAAGCTACCCAGAGGATCGATGTACGCCACCAGAGAAGTGTAGGTATCAACAACGTGGCCCACGCTATCGTGAGGACTAGGTGCAGCTCTGGACTGTTGTACCACTGTGGCGCAGACTTCCTGTGGCTCATGTCACTCTCCGACGTACTGCTTGATGAGAAAGACGAAGAGCTGGGCTGCGACAAACATCACGGTGACTAACAACACCACCGCTACAATCAGTAGGAACACCACCATTGCTATCCGCCCAACCAGGTACCCTATCAGTCGGGGCACGTCTCGTCGATCGGGATTGGGTCTGTGCATCGCGAGGCGTGTGACCGATCACTCGGCCTTGTCTTTCTGAATGTCGCCGAGCAGTTCCTTCCACGGATCGCTGAGCCCACTCTGGCCCACGGGCTTGCCAAGGTTCCACTCCAGGACGTAGCGCGCGGACTCAAGCCGGACACGTTCGGTGGTACCGTTCTCGGCCAGGTGGATGAGCTGCTGAGCGGCGGAAACAAGTCCATCTTTCAGGATCTGCTTGGCCGCTTCCTCAGGCGACTCGGAAGGCTTGTACCCGTGGAGGGCTTCGTACACTTCGTCGTCAGTTGGGATGTTGCTGCTCTCTGCGAACTTGGGGTAATCGTTGACGGGTGAGTTTGTGTCCGGTTCGCTTGCTGACTCCTGTTCCTCTGCGTTCGGCACTTCCTCACCTCCCGTATCTTTCCTACCTAGTATAGCTGGAATGCTCCTTGCAAGGCAAGCTATGTCTTATGGGTGTCCCGAACTTTTCAGGTACCCGGGTAGCGATAGTAGGGGCAGAACCGTTCGTCTGGGGGTACCATTGAACCGCGCCGTGGCTAAAACGGGTTGTGTTTTTCGATTTGATGTATTATGGAGTTGTTGAAGAAAGAAGAAACCAGCGGAAGGAGGTGGATACCATGAAGACGATCAGCATCTACCGTCTTGCCAAGACGGCAGGCGTGCAGCCGCAGTCGCTGTACACACAGGCCAAGCTCGGCAACCTGAAGGCGAGCAAGACCACGTGTGACCACTGTGGGCACACAGCGTGGACGGTCACGGAGGCCGTCGCCCAGGAGTACCTGACCAAGCGTCAGGAGCGCCTGGCGAAGAAGGACTCCTAGTCCAACCGTCAGGGTGAGGGTTCGGAAACGGACCCTCGCCCCGACGAGTGGAAGGAGGTGACAAAGATGACGAACAGGACCAAACGTGCCGCTGCGGCCCTCGCCGTCGCAACCCTTTTGGGAGGCTTCGGGGCAGGCAAGGCAACGGCGGGTGGGGACACGGTCCGCATACGCGTGCCGGTGTGTGAAGAGGACGAGGGGTTCCTGAAGGGCAAGGGGGACTTCAACGGCCGACGGTGGGAGCGCTACGTGTGCATCCACACGGAGGTGATCGCCTAGTACCTGAAGAAAGAAGGGCCTCCGAAAGGGGGCCTTTCTTTTTGCTCTGTGGACAACCCTGGGAACACAACTTTGGAGACCCGCAGTAATTCGGCTACTCCTGGGAACACAACTTTTGCCTATGACCCTAATTCGGCCCGGGCGGCCGGGCGGGGCGGTGGGCTACTCTTCCTCCACAGGGCGCGGGGACTCTGGCGGCCCCATCTTACCGGCGTTCTCTATGATGGTCTGCCAGGCCTCGGAGACTTGGTACTCCTCGTCCTCTGTTACATCGGTCGAGGCCGGCTCCTCTGGTGCGAGGGTGGCCACCTCCGCGAGGCAGTGTGAGCACCTGTAGGCTGTCAGTTCATGCACCCAAGCTACGGCTCGGTCCTTCCTGCACTTGTCACATTGACCACCTGCATCCCTAGGGATGCCCATCACTGCCATCTGCATCTTCCTCATCCGGGGCACTTCCTCCTCCTCTCTTCGGATGATTCTATTATAACTGGTCCCGAGGTAAATCGCACGATCGCACTACTTTGAGGCTCTAAAGACTATACGAAGGATAAGTAGGATAATACAAAGATACAACTCCACTAGTACTGTATATATGTAATATACTATATATAACTATTCCTAAACGTATATAACTATAAGGATCGATCAATCAGAGCTGCCGCATGTCCACTTGCCGAGAGGCAAAGTCCTGTTCGTTTTCCTGTTTCGTTGAGGCTAGCTACTATTTGCTACTACGTATCGCATCTCCTAGAAAAAGATTCTGGTAGCACCCTTGTCAACCGTACGTGGGGATGCTATATGATATTGGTAGATAGGAAGAGACTACCAAAGCACGAGTACGGAGAGGAGGTGAAGAGATGAAGCGGGCGGAGTTCGACCACGTAGGGTTCGGAAGGAACAAGTGGGTAGATCACCGGTACTGCGACCGTTGCGGACGTGAGATCCTGTTCCCTTGGGAAGGACACTCTGCAGGGAACAGCGGGAACGGGAACGGGGACGGACCACTGTTCGGGGTCTATGAGGACCTTGACAGCGGTTGCTACACGGCAGTCTACAACGGACAGGACGCAGCCAGAAGCGAACCGCTTATGCACTTCGTCGGAGCACTACGGCCGACAGGTGTGAACGCACTAGCAGCATCGAAGCGGAACCAACTGCAAGGGATCGCCTAGACAACCTGAAGGGCGATACGGAAGGGCAACTGACATGAGGATCAGGAAGGCCGACAGGAAGTTTATCAAGGAGGCACTCGAGTGGTGCCTTCAGAACAGCGTCGACGATGAGGAGTTCATGCACCTGTCCGAGGAGGAGAAAGTCCAATTCGCACAGGACATCGTCACGTACGAACGGCTCATCAAGAAGTTCGACCGCTAGGGGAGCAACATGAGACCCGCAGACGAAGAGACGTGGGAACAAGAGTACTGGGACGACTACCTCAACGAGTTCGGACCTGAGGCCTACGTTGAGGCCCGTTTCGGATCAGAACCACTTCAGAACATGGAACGCAACAGGGAGGTGACAGGAGATGGGCCTCAAGGGCAAGACCTCGCAGCAGCGTGACAGGATTCGAGCACGCCGGATCCGCAAGCTCCAACGGCTAGCTCGGAAGCGGAACAGGTCGTAGGTACTTGGTCGTTAGGACTGTCCGGTAAGGACAGCTGACGGCCATGGGTCTACGAACAGAAGGAGGTGACACAATGGACGGGCAGAAGGACTACGGTACGGCGTGGCTG